GATCTATCTGTGGGCCAAATACTTTCAGTAAGGTAGTATTAGTTTGGGTTATGGCTTCATCATCTTCTGGCAATTTAAAATAACTTATATTCTCATCCTGCTCAAAAAGACGAACCTTAAGACTTCTTTTCTTTAGAAGAGTATAACTATTTAATAAATCGTTGAAAAAATCCATTGTATTACATTAAAAAAACCCAACCCAACCAAGAACACAAGGCTGAATTGGGTTTTTGCGTCTATTTATTATAGGTTACTATCCTACGGTGTCCCCTTTTTGTACTATAAAATCGTAACGGAAAGATACAGATACTGTATCGAAATCATTAGTAGCATAATTCTTCTCTGCTTTAGAGAATTTCTTAGGATATACTCCTATTAATTTTACCATAGAAATAGGCTCGTTTCGTCCATTCATTTCTAAAATCTCTACATTAGTTTTGAAAGACCCTGGATTATTCAGAAATGTACTAGTAAACTCTCCTGTCATAGGATCCCAAACAGTTTGGAAAAACTTGTATAGTTGCCAACCAGTTTTAGTTTTTAATAAGTTATCAAAAGTTACTTCCAATTCTCCATAAGAGGGTCTGCCTGGGTAGTATACTTTGTCATTAACTCTATGAACTTCTATGTCCTCAACCGAAATTTCTAATCCACCTACTTGCTTTGCAGCCAAAGTAAGAGGTTTAGAGAATCCTAATGGAATCTCTATATCAGCAGGGGGGAAGAAAGTTATTTCCCATTGATATGCCCTGATAGAATCCAGGTCCTGAGAAATAACAGGAAGACCTTTTGAGTTTGTAAGATCTCGATTTAAGTTATTAGCATAATAAGATGATCTTGCCATAATTTTATTCCTTTATATTTGTGCTGATTGATTAACTAAGTTAAGCTCAAAGACAATAACTTCAGCAGCTTTGGTTGGTTTAAGAAGTATCTTACACCACAATTCATTTCTATCTACTCGTACAGCAGTATTGGTAGTCTCGTCACATATAACTCTGTAATCCACTAAACCCCTTCTTCTTTGTATGTCATCCAGAAGAGGAATCACTACGTTTTCCACCTTCTCCCAAGTTACAGAATCGTTAGGCTCAAAAACGAATCTTCTAGTAGAAGTAAGAATAATCTTTCTAATTTGAATCATTAATCTTCTAATATTAACTCTATCCAATGCAGTAGGATTCCTTTGTGCGGTTCTCTGTCCGAATATCATGAGTCCTTGCTGTGGGAAATTAACAATAGGATTAACCACGTTGCCACCACTATACATAGAGTCTCTATCCCCTTGATTAACACTAACCTCTACATCAGTAGGTTTAGTTAGTCTACCTCTAGTTACCCCCGCAGGGGCAAACCAAGGATCAGAAACCTCATCTGTGTATGCCATCTGACGAACAGCATAAATAGCTGGGTCATACCAACGATCTTTAGACGCAATAGTGTCATAAGTTTGAACCCAGGGCCAATAAATAGCCGCAAAATTACTGGTAATTGCAGCAGTACGCTCATCAGACTGTCCATTAGTCCAATCAATTGCTTGCTGAACAGTGGTTAACCCTTCTGGTGGAGCTACAACAGCCACAAAGTTCTGAGAACTTTCAGCTATATTAATTAATACATTTTGTGTATCTTGATCGTTAAACCCTGGTATAATACCCAGTGAAATGTTCAAGGTGTCATCATCTAGTGCATATATCCCAGACTTAGCAGCAGCAGTACCTATTATTTCAGAGGTTGTTTGGCTACCATTACTACCCCCAGCTAAACCATAGGTCCCTTGAACAGGCTTAACAAATTTCGGATTAACAGCACTAATATTGCTCCCATCATCACCTAGAATATTTGGGCTAGGTAATCCATTTGCGCTAAGATAACTCTCAAATGTAGGCATGGCATTTATGGATGCATCTGCACCAGAAGCCGTAAAGTATGCTTTTATATATTGTGATTTAAGATCAGTAGCACCTGTGTTGATCACATCTTCTGCAAAACTACCAGATGCGATTAAGGATATTTTAAATGATTCAGCAGTAGCCCCATCTTTATTTATTTGAAGATGTACTGCATCCCCACCAGTCCTAGTTACCTCTGAAGAGAACCCGCTAGTAGTACCATCTGCTGCGGTGCCTAAATTGTAACCACCACCAGCGTACAGACCTTGTACCGAGTAAGCTATTCCACCAGCCCCAGCAGTATTAAAACTAATTCCAGTAACTGACAAGGAGGATACCGCACCTCTCCACCAAGACCAAATACGATTAGTAACATTACCACTACCATTAATCTCTTGTAATACTTGTTGAGTAGTAGTCTTAGTACTATCAGTCCAAGCAGAGGCTGTAAGAATTACATCTGATCCTGCGTAACCAGCAGCTACATACCCATAATCCAGTCCAGTACCTGAGAGCCAATTACCAGTACCAGTATCATAAAATGAACCTACAGCGGCACCGTCCATTCCACCACCTATAATCTTTTTAAGTGCAATAGCCTGTCTATTCTGAGTAGTGCTACCAGTAACAGTACCAGCAGGAATATTGAATGTCTTTGGTGTATTAAATACATCTGTACCATCTACATTCACCTGAACTTCTAAATAAAGACCAGAGGTTGCAGCAGATTGCCCAAACTCACCAGAGGCTACAGCAAACGCTGGGCAGCTACCTAGCTGTATAGTAGCGGAAGCATCAGCAGCATCACTACCAACAGCACGAACAAAGTACAGAGAGTTTGTAGCCTCTAATATTTCTATACTGCCTTCAAGCCCTTGTCCAGTAATACCCTCAGAGGGGTTACCGAACGTCTGTATTAGCTGCTCTTGCGAGGTTATTAAGGTAGCCTTATTAACGGGTCCACTATTACTAAACCCAACCACGCCAACCACAGAAGGGTTAATGGAGGCTGGATAGTCACTCAGATCCTTCTCGACAATATAAACTCCAGGACTCACAAATGATGCCATGTCTTATTTCCTTATGCGTTAGTAATTTTTAAAACTCGCCTTTTGGCTAAGTTTTTTACTGTATTAGTAAGAGCAGATTCTGGGACTGCTATACTCTCCCTAGGGGCAAGCCACTTAGATTGAGGTCCTTGTGGGGTAGATATAATAATTTGTCTACCTGTATAAGAATCATTTTTTATTACTTTCATATCGCTCTCCTATTACTATTTATCTACTTCAGAACTATATCAGTGTTTATTTTTTCAGGAAACCCATAATTCAGATACAATGCTATCTACCCTACCAGTAGAGGTAATCTTGTATTTTGGGCTAGGGATAAAGAACTCTGTAGTTACTGTAAAAGATTTTCTAAGCAATCTATCCTCTCTGTCCCCCGCATTTATAGTGTTGTTATTGCTCTCATCTGCTAAAAAGCACTTTAAACTATTAGTAAATGATGTTTCTAGATGTAAACTAGGATTAAATTTTAGCCTTATTGATTGAGAAATTTGATCTAAATCTTCCATGTATTTAGCCCATAAATTCACAGAATATGATATACTTACAGGTACATCAGCAGTTCCTATAGTCCTTTCAGCCCTTTGAATATCATCATTCCACACGGACGATTGAATAAGAACATTATCATACCTACGTTTTTTCTCATCATTCTTAGCAGATGTTTGATGCACGGTAATTACAGGTAAAACCATGTTATTTTCTTGAAATTTTTTAGCCACTGCTCGTTCTGGTGCGGAATGATGAGCCATAATTCTAGTCAGCTTATTATTTCCATTTACATAATGAACATTGCCAAAGGACACAATAATAGAACGAAGAACTTCTTTATATACAAAAGGGGATAGAGTAGAGTTTTTAGTAGCCTCTATAATATAATTATTCATTAAATATCTAGCAGACCTCCCAACCGCACTAGTGTCTGTCCCTATCTTCTCATAAGTAAAACTTAATACCTCTGGTATGGTTTTACCTGTATAAACATCTTCTCTATTAGTCAAGATTTATATACCCCCCAAGATTATCACTCCTATCTGGTAAATTCTCATCATGAGTCTCTTCATTATCTCTAAGAAGTTTAGCAGAGCATGCCATATGATAAACTCCATACAGTTCAAAACTATCCTCTTGAACCTGATAAATTTCATACTTTTGGTTCTGGAATTTAGGCTTTATTATATCCCCAGGTTTAGGAATCTCATGTAACTTCTGCTCTATATAGGATTTATTAAATATAAATATCTGATCATTCTGAAGTTCAATACCAAATTCAGATAATGATTCCTCTAAAAGAGTAGGATTATAATGTCCATATACTATTATGCCCTCTGTATCCAGTACTTTACTCCTAGTTTCTAGATAAACACTATCGTAATCTTCGCCTAGACTAAACTTATAATAATATAATTCAGACCCCCCTAGTCTTATAATTTCATCATCAACCAAGTTAAATAAATTAATATCATTATTAGTTTGATCAAATAAACTAAGCTCAGTACCCCCCAAAAGTTCTGGGAGAGGAGGCATAGGGGTGCTAACCTTAAATTTTTTATTTATAGCCATTAGTAAGTGGTAAATCTCGGAGGTTCTTCTAGTTCATTCATTAACTCATTCATGAGAATTTCTTTTTCTTTATTACCTTCCTGTATTAAGGCTTGACCATTCATTTGAGCCCCCCCTGCTGGACCAGGGATTACAGCATACTTACTTCTAATCTCCCCCAATACAACTTTAGCGCAAGCTAAAGCATATTTCTGTATCCAATTTATATACGCTGGTGCCATAGTA